AGGCGGTCAATAAAATCCACATCATTTTGGTTTGATTTCTTTTCCAGGTTTCGATCTCTCTGAGTCTCGCATAGATACCTTCGTCAGGATTATAAACAGCGTCTTTAATTTTCGCGATGTCATCTGCCATATCTGATTGTTTTTCTTTCATAACTTCGATGTTATCAAAAATTCTTTGTATTTTTGTGTCTAATTCAAAAAATAACGGCGGGTTGATTTCCATCTAAATTCCTTCTGACGAACAAATAACTCTTGCTGTATAAGTATATAGTTCTCAAGAACTTTAACTCTCTACAATCGCATAATTTGTTGTTAACAAAACAGAGGAGACAGAGACCGCGTTTCTTAGTGCGGTCCTAGTAACCTTGGCGGGGTCGATGATTCCTTGTTCATACATATCCACCATTGCTCCCGTTACAAAATTATAGCCGTCGTTGTTGTCAGCTTCGTTTATTTTTTCTAATAATAAATCCGCAGAGATGTTTGCATTTTTAGCCAATTCTCTTAGAGGAGCCGTTGCTGATTCTAAAATAATTTTAACTCCTATCCGCTGATCCTCGTTGTCTGTTTTAATATCAAGTTCTTTACACGCTCTTATCAGAGCAACACCACCGCCGGGGACAACCCCTTCTTCTTGTGCGGAGCGGACAGCTTCTAGAGCATCTTCTACCCTGTGTTTCTTCTCTATCATTTCTACTTCTGTGGGCGCGCCTACACTAATCACTGCCACGCCGCTGGCCAGTCTAGTGATCCTTTCTTGTATTCTTTCACAATCATCTAATGCTTCAGTCTCATCGATCTGTGCTTTCAAGTCATCAATGCGCTTTTCTATTTTCTCTGGCGCGCCAGAACCTCCGACAATAGTAGTGAAATCTTTTAAAATCTCGATAGATTTGCAGTTTCCCAAATGCTTAAGCTTCACTTCCGGCGGTTTGATCCCAGACTCTCTACTTACAAAGTCCGCACCCACAGATATACACAGATCTTTTAAGATGTTTCGCCGCTGTTCTCCATAATTAGGCGCCTTCACCGCAGATACTTTCAAGGTTCCCCTAGTAACATTCATTATAAGCGCAGCAAGAGCTTGTCCTTCAACTTCTTCTGCAACAATAATCAGCGGTCGTGTATCTCTAGCTGCAATTTCTAAAACCGGCAAGATATCTTCGACCAATTCAATTTTATGATCTGTTATAAATAACAAAGGGTTATCATATTTACACACTTCTCTTCTTTCGTCGTTTACGAAGGCTTTGGCAAAATACCCGGAATCGAATCTAAACCCCTCAACAACATTCAAACTCGTTGTCATAGATTTAGCCTCTTCTACTCTAATCGCACCGTCTTTGCCGGCTTGGTCAATCGCTGTGGCAATTAAGTTTCCTATAGACGCGTCCCCGTTAGCAGAAACGGTTGCTACGTGTCTAACATCCTCTTGTGAGTTGAGAGGAGTGGCTATATTTTTTAAATTGTCCATAATTGTCTTAGTCGCCTCATCCATGCCCCTTTTTAATTCCGTAGGGTTCACGCCGGCCGCTAAGTATTTTTGTGTTTCCTTGAAGATGTTTCTGGCCAAGATTGTAGCCGTGGTAGTGCCATCTCCCGCCACCATATTAGTTTGTCTAGCAGCTTGTTTAATTATTTGGGCGCCGACGTTTTCAAAATGATCTTCTAGATTCACAAATTCTGCGACAGTTACGCCATCTTTTGTGATAAAAGGATTTCTTCCTTTCTTATGCAAAATAACATTCCTACCACAAGGTCCAAATGTTGAGGCTACATTATCAGCTAAAATGTTAACACCTTCAAGGATCTTCTCTTGGAGATCCCGACCGGATTTATAATGTTTAGACATAACTATTCCTTTGTTTATTATAGTCTATAATAACAACGATTCAATGTAAAGTCAAGAGATTATTATAATTATCTTTAAGTTTCTTCTTCGACTTTCGCAGTTTTCTCACCAATAGAATTTGATGAATTAATCGCCTGTTGGGCTGCTGGTCTCTGTAGACCTCCGGTGAAGAAATCGTTAAGGGAAGCAGTCAGCACTTTAAGCTCTCTAAAAATTTCGAAAACTTTTTCGTTCATAATGTCTCTATAGAGATTAACCATCTCGTGTACATAATTCTGTCCAATGAAAAGGCGACCTAAATACGCCTCCTCACCCAAAGAACTGGTAATCGTTTCGATTTGAGTCCCAGTAACAATCCACTGTTTTCTGGTTACATAGCCGTAAGAATTTGTCATCGCATTAAAGAAAGCTTCTCTATCGCCGCTAGCGTGTAATTGTCTCAGCATCTTTACCGAGTCTTCAATACTAGCATAATTTCTGAGAGTCGCCGCCATCGCGCCGGCCTCTTTCCTCTCTTTATTTGCCGCGGCAACTAGCTTTTTATGGTATGTTTTAAGACGAAGATTAACCATTTTGGCCATTACAAAGGCCGGGTGGGATTTTACATTACGTTTTGTAGCAGTTTTAGAATTAGCAACCACCTCTGGGTGTAAGTTTGATATTGCCTCGATCCATCCTGTCTCATTGGTGGCCGCACCGCTCCCGTCTCTACCTTGAAGCGTTAACACCGACTCTTTGTAAGCTTCAGGATCTTCAACGTTTAGTTCACCGACAACAGACTGAAATGCTTCTTCAAAATTAGCTTGCCACCATTCTTGACGATCGTCATTAATCTCTTCCCCGCTGTAGCTTGGTACCGGCTCTGTGTATCTTAGCTCGCGATCAGGATCCGGTGTCACACCATCGTCGCCTAGGGGTAACGCTAGATTGTTTGCGTACTTGCCACCAGTTGCTGTTAGAAATTCTAACATATTTTCGTAATCATAGAAGAAACGATAAAATTTGATAACGCCCTCTAGACTTTCGCCTCCGCCAGCCAAGTTCTTCAGGCAAACTAAGTATTCCATTCTCTCTACTGGCATGGAGCCTCTGCCTGCAAGGTCGTCGATCAGGTCGGTATACGAACCCTTGACGTTGGCTGCTTCGTCGGTTAATAGTTTGAGGCTAATTGGCTTTCCTGTTCTACTTGTAAGATCAGCGATAGTTTGATTGCCCGTAGGAATTTGTTCTCCCCCCAAAAGCACAGCCACGAAGGACTCAAAAGTAAAACCAGCGGCGGATGCGTTGAAATTCTGGAGTATCATTGTAAGAGTTTTATAGAAAGTCAAATAACCAAGAATTCTACCAATCGTTTCCTTGGGGTCATCAACGTTAATACCGGCTCTCGATAGCGAGGTTTTACCAACACCCTTGGTCTTTCCTGTTTTTTCGCTCTTTGTATAAAATGATTCTAGAGCCTGCAATTTTACTTTAATATCATCTTTACGAGAAACTCCAACGTGATCGAGGAACCTCTCTAGTTGTACCCTGGCATCGGAAGGATTTTCTCCAGAACCCGTCGCAGAACCCCAAGCCAGTTCCGACATCTGTAGTTCCGGAATTCCGTTCCATGCGATGCTTATTTCTTGTGAATTTTCTTCTTTGAGTTCAGCTTTTAAACCAAATTGAGAAAATCTTTCTTTGACCATTTCCAACAAAAAATCTAGATCAATTTTAGATTCTTCGTCTTCCTTGGCTTTATAAAACTTCTCTATTAGTGTTTTGTGTTCCATGGTCATTTATAACTAGTCCCTAGAACCAATAGGATACTGTTCAATTTGATTAATAATTTCATCCAACTTTAAACCTGCGGTGTCAATTTTTCTTTTAGTTAAATGATAGTGGCAAACCACACCTTGAAAAACTCCCTTTTCCGCCGAGGGATCTAAAGTGGTTAACAGTTCCCCTTCGTCGGTTTTAGGACATTCCAGGGGAATCCCATATGTTTCGTTTAGGAACTCAAGTAAAGCTTTATAAGCTAGTATTTGCTTAGGATAGTACCCTAGATGCGGCTTAAGTTTTTGGCCATGCACTCTACTGTCAGAAAGTACCGGTCGTTCTCCATGGCCGTTCTTGACATAATGCCGTTGATATTTTAGATAATACGCATTACTAAAATCGATGCCAACGGAAACATTGTTAACTCTACGAATGCCGGCATGCCAAGCGATATCGTTGCAATCCGCTAACTGTACAATTGTACCGTCATTATCAATAACAAAGTGCGAAGAAATACCACGTTTCTCCAACACACGCTTACAACTATCAGCGGATAAACATACATCCCAGTGGGTGACAACCATTTTCGGCTTTCGTGCTCTTGATACTTTTTTATAGCACCCTTCTTTTAACAGATCAATGCGGACTTTGTCCCACTTGATCGGTATTAGTACGCCATTACAAAGAAGCCTTTTGTCGGAATTAGGGAAAGCCTCTCGGTTAGTCATGACACGCCTATACGTTATTTCTCCGACATAACCATCGGCCTCCAGGTCGTGTGTGCGCTGGAATTCTATAATCCTATCTATAAGGTACGAATCAAATTTCTTCGCGCCAAACCACTCGGGGGTCCAGCCATATTTCTTAGCTGTTTTCTTGTTGTATAAAATTTTATATAACTTCATCTGCGATCCCCATCTCCACCGCCTGTTCGGCTGTCAAATATACATTAATCTTCTTTTTAATTAGATTTTTTATTTGTTTTTCTGACATATTTGTTTCCTCTGCCATGGCGGATATGTACTGTCTTTGTATCATATTAATTTCTTTTAGTTCATTTTTTAAATCATAAAGACTACCCGAATGGCCTGATACTATATCATGTATCATAACTTTGCAGTTTTTACCGATCTTTCGTTCTCCTTTTGTCCCGGCGGCAAGGAGGAGTGTCCCCGCAGAATACACTTTCCCGATCCCTACTGTGCTGATAGTGCAATCTTTTCTTATTTGTCTTATCACATCGTATATGCCGAACATATCCGATGCACTCCCGCCGTAAGTAGAAATATACATTTCAAACGGTTCATAAAGATATTCACCACTCTCAGGATCCATAACTCTATCAAATTCTTTTATACTAAAAAGAGATCCTATCAGTTCCAAGCTAGTTTCTTCTGTTATGTCGCCATACAACATTACTTTTCTTATCGAAACTTCCTCGTGAAGGATTTCTTCGTACTCTTCCACTTCTTCCACTTCTTCTAAAACATCGTCGACCACAGATTCCTCCTATTTAATTAATCGCATTGCTTGGCGCCAGTTGTCAAACTTGAGAATTATCCTGTATCTTTCTGGTACGCTGTTGATTAATCGTATAATGCTTAGGGCGCGCCAGACCTCTCTTACTTCTTTAAGTTTCTCAATATCCTCTTTCGCTTCAGGCTTTTTTTCTTTATTTATAACATCTTTTTTAAATTTAATCGCTTCACCCATCGCGGAGTCTGCTCCGTCCAACATTCTTAAACTCGAATCGATAGACTCTTGCAAAATATATACTGTCTTTGCTGTGTTTAGTATTTTTTGTAGAAATACATAACAAACAGCCCCTGTGAGAAACCAAATACCAGAATTTAACATTGTTACCTCCGTTTCATTCACAAAAAATAAAGGGGGAATTTTTATTCCCCCTTTATAGTACCACTTTATTTAAAACAATGTCAAGCGAAAATTATTTTTTTTCAAGCAATCTTTCCGCAACGCGCTTGGTTAGCTTGTCAACGAGGGACTCATAGAGTTCTCCCTCTTCTTCAAGTTCAACAGAGGGACCTTCCTCCTCTTCAGGGGGAAGTTCTCCAAGATCAGCTTCTGGCTCATCTAAGGCTGGCTCGTCTAAGGCTGGCTCACCTTCGTCAGGTTCTGATGTAACTGTGAAGTCTAAGTCTGGCACCATTTCCTGGACTCCCTGAAGCATTGCTTGTACCACTGCACGGACTGTTTCTGGGTCTCCCAACCCTCCCTCTAAGCCGGGCTCTTCGGGTGCGTCTAACTCCCCTTCTGGCTCAGGCTCTAGCTCCGCACCAGGATCTTCCGGTGCCGGGTCTAAGCCCATCTCTTCGTCTTCTTCATCTCTGTCATACGCAACAGAACTCATTACGTCAGCCATTTCTTCAATGGCGTCTTCTTCTAGTTCTTCCTCTTCAAGGGTCTCTTCTTCTTCGAGACCTTCGAAAAACTTATTGGCTACGCCTTCATTTAGCTTAGCCAATTTCATCATTCTTCTGGCAGTGTTTTCATTTAAAAGTGGTGTTAGTTTTTTCATGTGTGGTATCTCCTGGTTTCAAAGTACACATTTTCAGTCATATCTTTATTAAATAGTACAAAAAGATCAAAAAAGCTTCTGTTTATACATATTAAATAGATTTAAATGAACCGATCCGTCTAATTTTTTTTAGGGCAGCGTCTTCTATCTGCTTTACTCTCACAAAGCTTATCCCAAGTCTTGCCGCGGCTTCTCTTAAAGTTAGCGGCCCATTCTTCTCAATTGTCTCATAAAGACAGTTATATTCTTCGGGACTTTTTATCCATCCCCTGCAATCTTCGTTGGGACATGCAGTGCTCATTTCTTTGCATTTCTCTAAACATTTCATAAATCTGGGTGTTCCTCCGCTATTAAATCAAAAATATCTTCAATGTCGTCGCCATCTAATGAAAATTTTCTAATTTCTTGTTTTTTTTGTTGTCTAATGTTTTTATTTTTATTTCTCTTAACAGAACTTTGAATTTTATATTTCTCTTTATGCTTTTCTAGAAATTCCAAAATTCTATCATCGTCCTGTAAATAACCTTGTATCATCATTCTAAAAAAGCTTGATTGAGTTAACCCCTCATAATTTAATTTAATCTTGAGATCTGCCTGTGTTTTGGCCACCTCGTAAAAAACTATTTTTTTCTTATCTTCAGGGGTTATCATAAATTTATTTCAACAATATGTGGGTAAAGCTTTCTTTCTGACCGGCGTTGGTTTGTTTAATAAAGCTAGCTTTCGATTGAAATTCTTTAAACGTTTTTGTTCCGGAATAGGAGAACCCGCTTCGAATTCCGCCAACAATATCACTTAAGATATTCGAAACTTTGCCTTTATATGGTACTGTGGTAGAAACACCCTCTGGAGTAGAGGATTTTCCTCTCCAAGTTGTTTGTGCCTCCGACGATGCCATCCCTCTGTAAACTTTATACTTCTTTCCTTCTGAATTTTTAAATGTTTGTCCTGGCGTTTCCTTCGTCCCAGCTAGCATCGAGCCGACCATAACGAAATCGGCTCCAGCAGCATACGCTTTGACCATGTCACCGACTGTTTTGATTCCGCCGTCCGCAATTATTTTAACATCGTACTCAGTTCTAGCACATTCTAAAACGCTCTGTAGTGTAGGCACCCCATGACCACTCACTAGCCTAGTGGAGCATATGCTCCCTCCACCGATGCCGACTCTTATGCTGTCTGCGCCCCATTTAGCAAGAGCGTCGAAAGCTTCTAGTGTCGCGACATTACCTGCCATGATGTGGACAGTATCTCCGAAGTCATCCTTCAGAGTTTTCAAGCACCTTTCCATCATAACGTGATGTCCATGTGCAACGTCAACACAAAGAATCTTTGCTTCGCCAAGGTCGACCAAGTTTCTGGATCTCTCGACATAATCCCCAGTCATTCCAATTGCAGCGGCCTTGGTGCCTTCGACATTTGACAAAATAAACAACTGTTCCTCAATTGAATTATATCTGTGTACGATTCCCAACGCGCCGTTCGAGGCCATAGAGGTGGCCATTTCTGCGCCTGTTATTGTATCCATCGGGCTAGAAATAACAGGCAATGTAAAAATATTTTCATCGTCCAGTTTATTAGATATGTCTACCTCTGTTCTACTTTTAATATTACTGTACTGAGGGACTAATAATACGTCATCAAATGATAATGCTTCTTTCACTGTTTTTCCTTTTGGTGTCTTTCATTCTCTTCTGTCTGTTCTAGAATCCGTTTGGCATCCAGCCGTCCAGGACGAGACGGCTAAGCTTGTCCTCTGCAGAGCTGTCCCGTGGTTTGGTGTCCGTCGAACCTAAAGCGCCATCGCCTCGGTCGGATATCACGATAGTTTCTTCATATAAATCTTTAGATTCTCTCACTCTAAAATGGATTACTGGCACCATGATTAGTTGCGCGATCTTATCTCCGGGCGAAATAGTTTGAGCGGAGGCGCCAATGTTATGTAAATCAATAAACACTTCTCCATCGTATCCCGCATCGATGATGTGGGCTCCGACAATCAAATCTTTCTTTGCTGCTATACTCGATCTATTACAAACCTGTAACATATACCCGTGAGGTACACCGAATTTACATCCGATCGGTAATAATTTGTTTTCATTTGAAAAAATTGTTATTTTCTTGCCATCCGCCGGACTAAAGAAGACGTCTAAACCTGCATCACTTGGATTTGCTCTTTCTGGAGTTTTTACACTCTCCCGTATTTTTTCAATTTCAATGATCACTTAAATCTCCTTTGATTTCTTCAACAATCTTTTTTCCATTTTCCCAACACTCTGGGCAATATAAATTCACTTGTTCTTTTTCTTTCCGTACGATGACAGTCCACTCAAGGGCCATTTTTTTGCTCGTCTTGTCAAAGGGCTTCTGGCAGTTTAAACATTCTTCGCCAATTTTATCAAACAAGCCGACTTTATTTTTTAATTCTCTTTTAGTGTCTTTAATTTTTCTTTTAAGCTTGTTTCTTTCTATTTTTCTTTTTAGACTTCCCATTTAATTCAACTTTTTAAAATTATAGTATATTGATCTAGTGGAAAACCCCCATTGCTCGTCATATTCCAGTTTAGCCATATAAGGTTTGTTCAAGTCTATAAAGTCGTACTTCCTTATTCCCCAACATTTGATACTGAAATTCTTGGACGTTGTGTCATGTGTTCGTATAATCCAATACTCGTTGCCGTTAACGGTTGTTTTTTTAATGATCTCTCTAGGTATGAACCATGCCACTCCTAGTTCATTATCCCATTCTCCTAACGCAGGGATACAATGAAATTTTAGTCTTTCTATTGTATTTTCATCCATTACCAACTCAAGCGGAAAAATACCAGTTAAAGAAGAAATATTTTCGATTTTTTCTTCGACAGTAAATGTTCCTTCCGGAGTGTACAATCCAATGTTTTCATTGAATTTCTTTTTGTTTTTAGGTCGGTCTAGAGCGATGCAACTCCAAAAATGCTTGTCACCAACGAATCTTTCATCTGTCAAATTATCAAAAGCTCCGGAGCGACACAATACATCTAAAGACTTTTTATTAAGTTTAGAGTAACTCATCTTTTCATTAAAAAGAAGTTCTTCGATATTTTTAAAGGGTCGATTAGCCATGATCTGTTCTATTGCTGCCCCTCCACAGCCCTTAATAGAGCTAAGGGGCTGAATTAGCGTTTTGTAATCATTGGAGATTTCCCACTGAACTCCAGATTTGTTCACGTCTACTGACTCTATTTCAAATCCAAGATTTTTTGTTATGTTGATTGCACGTTCCTTCCTGTCTTCCGGTTCCTTGTCTAAAAAGGCCGCGCACCACTCAGCAGGGTAATAATTTAGTAGCCAAGCACATTGAAAAGATAGGATAGAGTAAGATACAGCGTGAGACTTATTAAACCCGTAACCGCTAAAATATTCGAATAGTTGCCAAGTGCTCTCCGCCTCAGACTCCACCAGCCCATTTTTGATTGCACCAGAGACAAATTTTCTCTTGATTTTGATTTTTTCATTTTCTCCTTTACCTGTTCCCTTTTTTGTCAAAAGTTTGCGTAATAGGTTTCCCTCATCCAAAGTGACCCCGTCACCTAATTTATGCGCCAGGAGCGCGATCTGCTCCTGGAAAATAAGGAACCCGTACGTTTCTTTTGTAACTTCCTTAAATATATCATTTATATAGTTTATACGTCCCGGGCTTTCCTTGGCCCTAACATAAGACTTGTCGACATTTGCACCTAGGGGGCCTGGCCGGTAGATCGACGTAATTGCAGCAATGTCAATGATGTTTTCAGGTTTTGCCCTAACACAAAAATCCTGCGCTCCTTTTTGTGTAAATTGGAATATGCCCGCAAACTTTCCTTTATGGAATATATTGTTATAGACCTCTTTATCATTCAAATTAATTTTAGTTGGGTGCAATTGTTCATCATAATATTTTTTTACGTCTTCAAATGTTGGGTTTTCTAACCCGTGATGTCTTTTCAAAATATGTCCGACAGCTGCTTCAATCATTCTCAACGTCGATAAACCTAAAATATCAAATTTAATAAATCCGAGAGGCTCTAGATGTCTGACATTTTGCCCCTCAGACCAAGGCGTTTGTAATACTCCGCCGCTTTGGATCAGTGGCATGTATTTATCTAATTCCTCTCCAATAACGACTCCGCCGGCATGCCGACTCACCGCCCTTGTCTGACCGTGAAGCGACTCAACGTGAGTTTTAATATGAGGATACTTGCCAAGAAATTTTTGCAATGTCTCAGAATATTGCATAACTTCCTCGAATGTTGGAACATAAACCCCAGATTTTATTCCATGTGCGCGCTTGGCAATCGGCGTAGCCTCTAGAAGCATTTTTGACGTCACTGCGTTTACTTCTGGGAATGGTACGTTATAAAACTTCGAGATATCTTTGATGAGGGAACGAAGCTGTAGCGTATTAAAATTAGAAATTGGAACAACAGTAGTTTTTCCCCATTCATCCATGAGAGCCTGTTTTATTTCCATAGGGTCTGCAACGTCATAATCAATATCCGGGTAATCCGTGGCATCCTTCCTCAGAAATCTCTCAAAAAGTAAATTGTATTTGATCGGATCAACTTGGGTAATGCCCAAAACGTAGGCGACCAGGGAACCCGCGGCCGAACCGCGGCCCGGGCCGGTGAGCATAACCTCGTTTGACTTATCCGCTACTGCCTTCATTGTCAGGAAGTATTTACTAAAGCCCCTGTCTTCAATAACGTCGATCTCTGTTTCAAGCCTTTCCACATAATTTTGTCTGTCGAATAAACCCATGATTTTAAGGCCCTCGAAGCAGAATTTGCGCAGAGTTTCGTCTGCCGTGGAATCGGGAGGTACAACAAAACCGGGGAGTCTGACCTCGGTATCCGGAGTGAACTCTTCGATCATCTCGTGTGCAATGTGATATGTATTTGTTATTGACTCAAGGATTGTATCGTCGTCATAGCCGTACCCCTCGGAATATTTTTTGTAACTCTCCCACATTTGATCGCCGTTTTTCGGATACAACTCATAACCAATCTCTTCAACATCAATGGGGAGTTCGTCGGTCATCCATTCAGGTCGACTTCTGCCGATCCAACCAAGACGCTTATAAAGCTCTCTGTCTTTCCAGGCAGTAGGGTTAGGGTAGTGGCTGTCGGCTGTTGAAACCAGATTGATTCCAAACTCAGTGCGCATCTTGATGACATACTTGTTTAATTCGTGTTGTTCTGGGATACTGTTCCATTGGACCTCTCCAAACCACCTATCTCCAAAAATGTCTACCATACTACGGGTAGTCTCTCGCATAGCTTCGAGCACAGCATCTTCACCTTCATCTCTATTTTCCCAATAATTTCCAGCATATACTCCACCAAGGCATGCGGAGCTAGCGAGGACGCCTTCTCCGTATTTTTTAAGTAATTCGTAATCGACGCGTGGGTACCGATAGTAATTGTCTCCCTGGTACGATTCCGATACCATCTTGAAGATATTGTTGAGACCAGCTTGATTCTGTGCGAGTAGTACAAGGTGTCGACGTCTTCTGAGGATACTGTTGCTTTGCTTCGATGCACCCTCGTTTTCGATTGACATTTTCGTATCGTTTTTTTCAAGGGCTTTCGCTGACTTTTTGTCACTCTTGGCTTTTTCATAATGTTCTTTCCACTCTTTTACAGAGGGCACGAAATAGGCTTCAATGCCGTAGATAGGTTTAAAGTTCTTGCCCTCTTCTTTCATCTTTTTTGCATGAAGAATTTGATAAGATAGACCATTCATATTACCGTGGTCAGTTAAAGCTAAGGCGTCACATCCATTTTCGTACGCATAGTCCATGTGCTCTTGCGGGTACCCAAACCCATCGAAAGGGGAGCCGGCCACGCTGTGGGCGTGTAGTCCCACAAAAGGTATATTTGATTCTTTTCTTTGCATTATTGCTCCTGATAAAATATCTATTTTATAGTAACGCAAATACGAGAGAAAGTCAACTTTATTCTTCAACCATGCTTAATATTTTTTCTCTTTGTTCAGCAGTTAAAGACATTAGTTTGTTTCTTGTTCTTTTGATCTCTTTCGCAATACTTTCGATTTTCAATTCTCCGGAGCCAAAGTTTTCGTTAATTTTGTTTTGGATCCCGGGAGATTTTTCTTCCATTATATCCGAAACTTCTAGGATAAATTCTTTTCTGGACTCTTCGGAGAGGCCCCTAGTAAATTCCAATAAAAAGGATATTGTCGGGCCGTGCTGGGATGAGTCTTCTAATAGTTCAGAGTTGGAGTTTTCAACCTCTTCGTACAAAGCTAGATTCTCTTTGGCCATTTTCATGAGCCTGGTAGAAGACTTTTTAATCTTTTCATACAGACTCCCCACCCTCTTGGCGTAATAAGATTTTGAAATCCTAGACGTTTCCGGAGATGCCATCTCCGAGTGTAAGCTTTTCATCTCTGATAATGTTTCTTGGAGGTCTTCAGTTCGCCACTTCATTTTTAGTTGCATTGCTGAAGCCGGATCATTTTTTAGAGATTCTAAAATTATTTTTCTCAATTCTTTGGTTGAAAGATTCATAGTAAGTCCTCAGTTTATAAATAGTTCTTTAGTTGTCATTCTCTTCTTTATTAACGCCAATCCCATTAAATTCTCTATATTTAAATATGCTCTTAGGAGGTTTTCTAACATGCTCTGCCATCTCACTTAAGAATTTTGTATATTCTTTCCAGCCATCAATTCCATAATACCAATCTGTTTCTTCAGACACGCCAAAATTTAAATTATTAAAAACCTCTTCAAGATTAAAAAACCTAGCCGAATATCTGTCCTCCAAGGATAGCTTCTCTTTATTTTCCAAGTCATATTTTTTGTATAGACCGGTGGAATTTTTCTTGAGTTCCCTGTTCATTTTTCGATAATCTTCGTAAGCAAATGTAAATGGTAAATACAAATTATTTTTAACTGTTTTATTGTTGTAACTTAAAGAAAAATTACTTTCAGAGGACAAGACGTTTCTGTATTCTCTCAAAGAAGACACTTTATAGACTCCATATGGAAAATCTACAAAATATTTATCTGGCTTGACCCACTTGCTCATGCTGGACGTGATTTTGTTTGAGATATAAGCGCCGTACAACACGCTCCAGGCTAAACAATCTCTTTTAGCCCTGTCGTTGGGGTGGATGGGCACATAAAAAATAGGAATTATTTTTTGAAAATCATTCGCCCTCTTTTCAAATTTTCTAAAAATCCAAACTGGGTCCTGAACATAATCCCCAAGCCTGTATCTTATGAGAGGCTGTGTGTCTTCGTTGCAGACTACCCATATAGTCTCACACCCCGCGTGAGCGCATGCCAAAACAGATTTTTCAATGGCCAAGTAATCAGGGGCCAAAGGCATTAAACAATCGTGCCATGGCATATTGAAATCAAGCTTTTGACCAGCTACTGGTATTATTCCGGCTAAATGAAAATTGTTCATCGTAGGTCGTGATTATCAAAAATGATGTTGCCTACCTTCTCAACACCAAGGCTTTCAACTGCGAAGAATTCTCTCTTTACTAGCTCTAATTTAATAGCATAGTAACGGTATTGTTCAGGATTTTTTGAGTCTCTCCCATTTCTTTTGCCCTTTATTCCTTTCTCTTTCATCATTTTTAAAGTTTTGATTTTTACTATAGTATCAGAAAAGTCAAAATCGTTTAACTCTTCTTTCTTCAAATACGATTCTACAACCAAGTCTTTTAAAACTCTGTCTTTTCTAAACGGTCTCGAAGATTTATAAAAATATATTTTTTTGGCTAGGTTATTCTCATTATCAATAATCTCTTCGTATTCGTGACACGCTCCGGAGCGCGCAATAAACCAATCATAAACCACATATCCGGAAATATTACGTTCTGTGCTTTGTTTAACACCATTTAAGCCCTTATCATCAAAAATTTTTAACTTAGAGTATGATATATTTACAACTCTAGAATTCTCAACAAAAGCTTTTAACAAATCTTTTTCAGGTAGGACTCTTATACTTTCTATTTTGTCTGTTAAAAATACATTTCCAGACAAAGAAAGTTCAAATATTAAACAGTGCAATACCTCGTTTTTGTTAGTGCCCCTTGAATGACCAAATATTTTATTTTTAGTTTTATCAAAAGCAAAGTATTTTTTTGGTTCCGTAAAAAGCAAAGTCGCATTATTTTCTAATGCGTAAACGGCTGCAGCTAATGTACCACCAATAACGACTTCGTCTTTTTTATAAACATGGCTGTTCATAGAATAGTATTATTTTTTTATATTTGCTAATATATAATTTTCCAAGACAAAGTACAAAATTTGATCACCAATTTTGACTTCTTCAATCATACTGGTATCTACTACGACCACATCATTTTTAATAACTTCTACACTACAGTCCGAGGATGTAGCTAACACTCTTACAGTCTGGTGCCTGGGTTTAGAAGGCGAGTATTCCTCTGGCAAAAGGATAGAATTTTCTTTTTGCTCTTCCTTTTGTAAATCTATTAGGATGTGTCTGTTACATGGTGTTATGTCCATCAACTGCTCCCAATAGATTTAGAAAGTTTCTTGTAGATCTCAGCGAATCTATCATAGTCATCGTTGGATTTTAACATTCGGTAAGCTTTAATCGCAAATCTTATTTCTTCGCGGCTTAAAAATCCGTTGTCTACATAATTTTTTCTAAGGTCCTTTCGATGTTCCTTATACGGGGTCATCGCTTGTTCATTTGTGTCGAAAGCTTTAATAAATTCTACGACATATTCTTGTTTTGTTTTCTCACTCATTATTTCCTCCATTATGTGAGTTCGCAAGCTCCGCCTGCGCAGGCTAATTCGCCCTTGAGATTAGTGTTGTCTTCCATTTCAACAACTTTGGTTAAATCAACATCCTTAAGAGATTCTAGCATTGCTTCATATGTTTCTTTGGAGCAATCCTCAAAAGGAGATTGTTTATATGTATGGTCACTAAACGGTAAAACCGAAAGACCATTGTAATAATTTCTATTATCCCACATCCACTCCCCGACGTCAATCCATTCTGTGTCTTTTATAGAAATTGTTGCAGACACATTATGGGTATTCTGACCTTTCCCATGGCCCGGATTAACCCAATTTTGACTAACTTTTTTTATTCTTTTTAATA